CAATATAATATGGACCCCAATTATCAATGATTGCAGTCATTTGAGAATCAGGTGCAAAGTGATGCATATCTGAAGCTTGTCCAAATCCTAATACTCCGGCTTGTTGGGCAACTTGTAATGGTGCAGTAGAATCAGTATGCTGTGTAATAATATCAGAACCTTGATCAATTAATACTTGAGCAGCATCTCCTTCTTTAGCAGGATCAAACCAAGTATTGACCCAAACAATATCAATGTCAAAGTCAGGATTAACTGATGTTGCTCCTAAATAGAATGCATTAATTCCACGAATAACTTCTGGAATCGGAAATGATGCTATATAACCAGCCTTACCACTTTTACTCATATGGCCAGCTATAACTCCTTGAATATATCTTCCTTCATAAAATTTTGAAGAATAGACTGCCATATTATCGGCTGTTTTATATCCAGTAGCATGTTCAAATTTTACATCTGGAAATTTATTAGCAACTGCTAACATTGCTTCCATATATCCAAATGAAGTAGCAAATATAATATCAATACCTGATAAAGCCATTTGTGTTATAGCTCTTTCAGCATCTGCTCCTTCCGGAACATTTTCGATATATGAAGTTTCGACTGCACTTCCAAATTCCGCTTCTACCATTAAGCGTCCTTGGTCATGCATATAAGTCCAACCGTGGTCTCCCACAGGTCCAACATAAATAAATCCTACTTTGACAGGTTCCGACGCGAACGCAGGAATAGCAAAGCATATTGACAATATTGCGATTGTCAAGCTTTTAGCTAAATTCATGAATTATCCTTTCGAGGGTGTTGTGGCAGGATCGTAAGGAGATACTCTGCCGGGGTTTAAAATATTATATATACTTTTCAGTTTACATTTCATATAAATAATGGTATAATATAATATCTTGTCAAAAGAAAGAATTTAAAATGCAAAGATTTAAAAATTTTTTTACTGAAATGGCTGCGGTTAATGTGTCAGAGTTAGATGCCGAGTTTTTAAAAAGAGCTCAGAAAGTAACTTCTTTTAATCTGTCATCTAAAGATTTTATTAGTTTAAAATATAAAAAAGAAATACAACATTTATTTAGAACTCATTTGTTTCCTTCTTTTGATTTGAATAACACAATATCTGGACAACCTACTGTCACAAAATTAAATAAATTAATTAAAGAATTAAAAGGTATTAGTACTAAAGATTTTAAATATCTACATAATTATAATCTTAAAGGAGTTGGCCCTTCAGAAGCTACACTATTCTTTTTATTAGATAAAGCTCATTTAGGTGGAGGTTCAAGTGCCGGAGTCGATATTGTAGTTGATGGAAAAGATTATGAAGTTAAAGCTGGTAATTTACCTGGCGAATTTGGAGGAAAAGAAATTATAGGATTTAAATTAGGTGGTACAGTACCATTAGCTAATATGGTTAAATCTGCATTAGAAATTAGAGATAGCGATCCTAAAATTGCTGCAAAAGGTAAAGAAAAAACAGGTGTAAATGGTGCACAAATAAAAGCAATTACAGCAGATCGTAAATTAGCTCCAAGATGGCAAAAAGAAGTTGTACTACCATATGCAAGAGCCGCGGCAAAATACTTAGGAAAAAATCCTATTATCTTTATGGTTAATACTACACCTAAAGCTAGGTTTGGAGAAGTTGCAGCTATAATTAAACCAAAGATTTCAGATATATCAATTGATGTAGTAACTCAAGGAACTATAAAGCCTAGAGTCAAAATCTCATGAGATTTCAAGAATTTATATCCGAACAAAAGAATACTCATATGACTCATATAGAGGACAAGGTTCTCTATGGTGGAGTTAAAGGAACGAGAGAAGCAATATTAGCTTTACGGTCATTGAGAGATACATTAGGAGGTGAAAAAGATGGAAGCATATCTCTTAAATGGGATGGAGCTCCTGCTATTTTTTGTGGTAGTGATCCTCGCGACGGAGAATTTTTTGTTGCGAAAAAAGGAGTATTCAATAAATCTCCTAAAGTATATAAGAGTAATCAAGATATTGATAATGATACATCTGGGGATTTGGCTGCTAAACTTAAGCTGGCTCTAGAACATTTACCTTCTTTAGGAATAAAAGGAGTGGTTCAAGGAGATTTTTTATTTAGTAGATCTGATATAGAAACTAATAAGATTAAAGGAAAGCAATACGTTACTTTTCATCCTAATACAATAATGTATGCTATTCCGGCTCATACTGAAATGGCCAAAGATATTAAAAAAGCTGCTATGGGAATAGTGTGGCATACTACATATAAAGGAGATTCATTTGAAAATATGAAAGCTTCTTATGGTGTTGATGTGTCTAAATTTAAGAATAATAAAAATGTCTGGTCTCAAGATGCAATGTTAAGAGATATGACACAATTCACAATGTCAAAGAAAGATACGGAGGAAGTAAATGAGTATCTTAGCCAAGCTGGGAAGCTTTTCAACCAAATTAGCGGGAGCACTTTACGTACTTTGGAGTCCAATCAAGATCTTGCTGGGTATATTGAAACGTATAATAATACCTTTGTACGTAAAGGTCAAGTTATTCAAGATACGAATCGTCATGTGGCTGGTCTCATTAATTGGATCAAAGAAAAATACGGAAAAGAAATAACTAAAAGAAAAACTGAAAAAGGTAAAGCCGGTCAACAAGCTAAATTAAATGAATTATTAAAGTTTTTCTCACTTCAAAACAAAAAATCACTTAAAAAAATGTTTGATTTGCAAAAAGTAATAGTTTTAGCAAAATTAAAACTTATAAATATACTTAATAAACTTAACAATGCTAAGACTTTTTTAAAGACTAGAAAAGGTTATAGACTAACAGGTCAAGAAGGTTACGTAGCAATTGATAAGCTTGGTGGTGATGCGGTTAAGATTGTTGACAGATTGGAATTTTCATTTGCCAACTTTAGCCCGACTATATTAAAGGGATGGGATAAACCAGGGAGAAATTAAAATGGCTAAAAAGCCTTTAAGCTTTAAAAAATTTGTGCAAACAGATCATCCTTCGGCCGAGAAGGAAGACGAATTAACTCAATACAGATCTAATAGAAGAAAAAAAACTGCTTTGGAAACAAATGCAGAACCATCTACTGATGAAGCTTTAGATATGTCTCAGAGAATGGCTAGATCTCGATTGATGAAAAGATTAAAATCTAGAATTGCTATGGGAAGAAAAAGAGCAGCTAGAAAAATGGCTTCTAAAGATAAATTAGAAAAAAGAGCAATGAGACAAGCTAGGGATGCAGTAGTGAAAAAAATAACTAAAGATATTCCTAAAGGTGAATTGTCCTTCGCTAGACGACAAGAAATTGAAAAAAGATTAGATAAACCCGCGTTTAAATCTAGATTAAAGAAAATAGCTAAAAGGTTATTTCCTAAGATACGCAAAGCTGAAATGGAACGGAAAAAAGGATGATTAACTCTTTTAAAAGTTTTTTAATAGAAGAAGAAAAATCTGTATTTTTTACTTATGGCAGGATGAATCCTCCTACTATTGGTCATGAAAAATTATTAACTAAACTTTCTAATAAATCTGGAAAAGACCCTTATAGAGTATATCTTACTCAGTCTGTAGACAAAAAAAAGAATCCATTAAATTTTATGGAAAAAGTAAAATATTCTAGGAAAATGTTTCCTAGACATGCCAGACAAATAGTGGCAGATAAAAAAGTTAAAACTATATTTGATGCTGTAACTAGATTATATAACGAAGGATATAGAACAATTAACATGGTTGTTGGTTCTGATCGTTTAAATGAATTTGATATATTGTTGAACAAATATAATGGTAAAAAAGCTAAGCATGGTTTTTATAATTTTGAAAAAATAAATATTCTTTCGGCAGGAGAAAGAGACCCTGACGCAGACGGAGCCGAAGGAATGTCTGCTTCTAAAATGAGACAAGCAGTAATGGAAAAAGATTTTACATCATTTTCTCAAGGCCTTCCTAAAAATATGTCTAACCCAGATGCAAAGAAATTATATAATTCTGTAAGAACCGGTATGGGTCTTAAAGAACAAAAAGAATTTAAAAATCATGTTTCATTAAAACCTGTTTCAGAAACAAGGGAAGCTTATGTTTCTGGCAATTTATATAATATAGGTGATAAAGTTTTAATAAAGAAAACTAACACAACAGCAGAGATTAAGCATTTAGGATCCAATTACGTTATAGTAAAAGAATCTAATACAATTGGACAAAAGAGAGTATGGATTGATGATATTGATATTATAAGAAAAGAGTTTGTAGAAAGAATGAATAGAATAAAAGATTTTAAATCTTTCGGTGAGCAACTAAAAAGAGTAACTCACACTGATGTTGCTCGGGCTAGAGTAAAAAGAGAAAAAGAATTTGCTAAAAGAAAACACGACAGAATAATGGATCGTGCCAGGACCAGAGACACAAGTATAAAGAACAGGATGACAAGATGAAAACCATTAAAGACTTATTAGGAACTCCGGAGTCTATTAGATTAGATGGAAGAAAAAAGGAGTTCAGAGAAAAACTTAAAAAGTTAGCTTACGAAAAAGCTAAAAAAGAAGCTGAAGCTCCTATTGATGAAATATCTGCAAAATTGGCAGGACGATATATTAAGAAAAGAACACATCGTGATATACCATACGCTGGCCAGCAGATGGGTAGCCAACATAAACAGCGAAGACACCAGGGTGTTAAAGATTTTGTAAAGCATACAAAAAGTGTAGATATGGCAGTTGATAAATTAACTAAGAATAAAGATAAGATTAAAGTTCCTGCAACAGAAGCTAATGTTTCTGAAATATCTAAAGATTTGGCAGGAAGATATACTAAGAAAAGAGCAGATGATTTGCCGCATGCCGGATATATGATGAACGATCCACATAGTTCTGAGCGAAGAAAAA